GTTATGAGTGCAGTACAAGCTAGACTTCATGCCTCTATGCGTAAAGAGTTTGATATTCTAGTAGGCATAGTAAAAGACTTTACTGAGCCAAAATATCCATATGAAATGGATGAAGAAGAGTTTATTAAAGTATCAGACTTTGACAACAGAGTAGATATATTGCCTGTATCAGACCCTAATGCTGCAACAATGGCACAAAGAATTATGCAGTATCAAGCTGCTATGCAGTTAGCACAATCATCTCCTGAGATGTATAACCTTCCTGAATTACATAGACAAATGCTAGAAGTATTAGGAATTGAAGATGTAGATGCAATAGTTCCTGATACTGATGATATAAAACCTGTTGACCCAGTTACAGCAGTACAAAATTTAATCAATGGAAAACCTGTAAAAGCATTTATAGAACAAGACCATGAAGCACATATAGCTACAATTGCAGCAGCTCAAGAAAATCCTGAGATAATGCAGATAGTACAAAGAAGTCCTAAAGCACCAACTATTCTTGCAGCAGCTTCTGATTATGTTAATCAACATTTAACCATGTTATACAGAAAACAGGTTGAAGAAGAGATGGGTATTGAGCTACCACCTGAAGGTGAACCTCTACCAGCAGATGTTGAGAAACGTATATCAGCATTAGTTGCTGAAGCAGCACAGAGAGTGTTAGGCACTTCACAGCAAAGAGCTGCACAAGAAAAGGCACAAGAGCAAATAAAAGACCCATTAATACAAATGAAAGAAAGAGAAGTTGCTATTAAAGAGGCTGAGCTAAGACGTAAAATAGCTGATGACCAAGCTAACTTACAATTAGAAGCAGCAAAAGCAGCTAATCGTGATGACATAGAAAGAGAAAGAATATCTTCTCAGAATCAATTAGCAGGTTTAAAAATAGGACAGCAAATTGCTAGCGATTTGATAGAAGAAGAACAAGCCGATAGACAACAAACTTTAGATGAATATAAACTTGGTCTTGACATTGGTAAGGATTTAGCTAAAGATATCGAATAGAATGAACAATGATATCACACAGCTATCACTTTCAGAACATATGAAATTGAAGTTGCGTGGTATGATGAATGAACATACCGACCATTTAGCGACAGGAAGTATTAAAGACTTTTCTGAATATAAAAGGATATCAGGTATTATCGAGGGTTTAGCTCTCGCAGAACGAGAACTTTTAGATTATGTCGAAAGAGTTCTCACAGAATAGGAACTCGACTCCTTAAAGTCGTGCAAAATATATGAGTAAAGCAGAAGTTAAAATACCAGAACCAGAAAGTGTTAAAACTCCTGAAATAGACAAAGAAACTAAATCACAACTGCCTGAACCTACAGGCTGGAAGATACTAGTTGCTATGCCTAGAGCAGATGAGAAAACAGATGGTGGCATTGTAAAAGCTACGCAAACTATTAAAGATGAAGAAGTTAGTAATATTTGCGGATATGTTATGAAGCTTGGACCAGAATGTTACAACGATACTAAAAGGTTTCCTAGTGGACCTTGGTGTAAAGTAGGTGACTGGGTAGTATTTCGTGCATACTCTGGTACTCGCATGAAAATGTATGGACAAGAGTTTCGTTTAATTAATGACGATACTGTTGAAGCAGTAGTTGATGACCCAACTGGAGTAGTTAGAGCATGAGTGATACTGAAATAATAAATGAAGAACCTGTAATATCTGAATCTGTGCAACAATCTCAAGAAGATAAATTTTTTGGTGTGCAGACAGAAATTAAAAATGACGTTCCTGAAGACTTACAAGTTGAAGTAATAGACGATACTCCACAAGAAGATAGAAGACCTGCAAAAGATGAAAGTGCATTAAATGTTCCAGAAATAGATGATGATGCTCTAGATAAAGAAATAGCTGATTATAGTGAAAGAGCAGGTAAAAGAATTGCTCAAATTAAATATGAGTATCACGAAGAACGTAGAGCTAAAGAAGCAGCCACAAGAGAATCACAGGAGGCTGTTAAGAGATTACAAACTTTAATGTCTGAAAACCAAAGGCTACAAGCTATGGTGCAACAAGGCGGTGAAGTTTTAAATAAACAAGCATACAATAATGCTTTGTGGGCAAAACAAAACGCACAAGAACAATTTAAAAAAGCTTACGAAGAAGGTAATGCTGATGAAATGACAAAGGCACAAGAGTTGTTGTCTAGAGCCACATTAGCTGAACAGCAATCTCCTACTATGGCACAATCTTTGCAACAGCAAATAGCAGAGAATTTACCTCAACAGCCTATACAAGAACAACAGATAGACCCAGATATGCAAGCTTGGTCTTCACAAAATCCTTGGTTTATGAGTACAGTACCAGAGCATCAAGAAATGACATCTTATGCTATGACTATAGACCAAAGGCTACGCAATCAAGGAATTTTACCTGAAACGCAGTCAAAACTTTATTATGAAGAAGTAGACAAAGCTATGCGTAGAGAATACCCCAGTTTCTTTGGTGTTTCTACAACGGAAGTTGAAGAACCCATACAAGAAAAAAGACAACCTTCAACAGTTGTCGCATCTGCCACGAGGGATAGCAGTAATAAAAAACCCTCGCAAATACGATTGACTCAGACACAAGTTAAGCTAGCTCGCCAACTTGGTATTAGTCCAGAGCAATACGCAAATCAATTATTAAAGGAGGCTTAAATGTCAGAAGAAAATAATATCACTAATCAAGCTGAGGAAGTTTCTACTGACTCTCCAGACCAAGAGCGTACCCCTAGGGGAACAGATAGCCGAGAGGCTACCCAACACACACCAAGTTGGGAAAATGTGTCAAACCTACCTGCACCTGACCCACAAGAAGGCTGGGTATTTAGGTATATTAGAACTGCCCTTTTAGGTCAGTCTGATAATCCTAATGTATCTAGACGTTTTCGTGAGGGGTGGATTCCATGTGAATTGCAAGACCATCCTGAATTGCAAATACACATGATGGACCACAACTCGGAGTGGGCAAAGAAAGGGAATGTAGAGATAGGAGGACAATTATTGTGCAAAATGCCAGCAGAAAAGGCGAAAGCAAGAGATGAACACTTTGCTAAATTAGCTCAGGCTCAACTCGAATCTGTTGACAATGTGTACTTTAAAGACCAGGATAATAGAATGGCGACAAAACAAGTTTTTGAACGTAATTCTAAAACAACTTTTGGTAAAGATTCTTAGGAGTCTTTAATAATTAATTTAATTTAAGGAGACAATTATGGCTTCAAGTGCGACTCCTCACGGAGCAAGACCAGTTGGAACAATTGTTGGAAGTCCTTATCAAGGTAAAGTAACTCATTACAAAATTAAAAATGCTTTTGGCACATCCATATTTTATGGTGATTTTGTAAAATGGGCAGATGATAACCCTAATACTACTATCCAAAAAGATACTGGTACTACATCATTAACTCCCATTGGAGTATTCCTTGGTTGTGCTTACACAGACCCAACTACAGGTCAATTCACACCAAATCAATATTATCCTGCTTCTACGGCAGCAGATGATATTGTTGCGTATGTTGCTACAGACCCTTTTATACTTATGCAGATGCAATCTGACGAAGCACTTACTCAAGATGACCTTGGGAAAAACTTTGCAGTAGTTCAAACTGCAGGTAGTACTACAATCGGTACAAGCAAAAATGCAGTAGACGGAAGTACAGCAGCTACTACAAATACACTACCTTTAAAGCTCGTTGACTTTGTTGACGGACCAGATAGTGCTATCGGTGATAGTTTTACAGATGTACTTGTTATGTTTAACGTAGGGCATCAATTGCTCAACACAACAGGCATAGGCTAAGGAGATATATTATGGCAGCTATATCAAGAGCTAATGAGCTAAAACAACTCCTACCTGGACTAAATGCCTTGTTTGGAGAAGAGTACAACAACTACGAAAATGAGCATGAAGAAATTTATGTAACTGAGAATTCTGAAAGAAGTTTTGAAGAAGAACTCAAGTTATCAGGTTTTGGAGCTGCTCCAGTAAAAGATGAAGGTTCAGCTATCAATTACGATACTGCACAAGAGTCTTTCGTAGCACGTTATACCCACGAAACAATTGCTATGGGGTATTCCATAACAGAAGAAGCAATGGAGGATAACCTTTATGTTTCTCTTTCTGGTAGATACACTAAAGCATTGGCTCGTGCAATGGCTTACACAAAACAAGTGAAAGCAGCGTTTCCATTAAATAATGGATTCTCTACAACTTTCTCTTCAGGTGATGGTGTTGCTTTATTTAGCACAGCTCACCCACTTGTAAGTGGTGGAACTAACAGCAATAGACCTTCTTCAGGTGCTGACTTGAATGAAACATCTCTCGAGGATGCAGTTATTCAAATTGGTAAATATACTGATGAAAGAGGTCTTAAAATTGCAGCCAGACCAAGAAAACTAATAGTACCATCTGACCTTCAGTTTGTTGCTACTAGATTATTGCAAAGTGACTTCAGAGTCGGAACTTCTGATAATGACATTAATGCAATCAAGACTAATGGAGTAATTCCAGAAGGCTTTACAGTCAACCACTATTTGACTGATACAAATGCTTTCTTTATTACTACTGACATTCCTGATGGCATGAAGCATTTCGTCAGAAGTCCTATGACTACATCTATGGATGGTGACTTTGATACTGGTAATGTTAGATACAAAGCTAGAGAAAGATATTCCTTTGGAGTATCTGACCCACTTGGTATCTTTGGTTCACCAGGTAGTTCGTAAGAACTTTAAGGGAGGCTCGCAAGAGTCTCCCTTTTTTTCGTCTAGGGTAATATTTTTCTATCGACTGACCTAGCAGACTCGCCAAGACGATAGACTTTTAAGGAGACTTAATAATGGCAAACTCAACTTTTTCAGGACCGCTTAGGTCCGAAAACGGCTTTTCAGTCGTTTCTAAAAATTCAACTACAGGAGCTATAACTACTGAGTTCACCTTAGATGGTGATGGTATGAAAGTTACACCTGTAGCTCTTACTGATGCAAATACAACACTAACAGCAACAGCTAATGGTGGTCGTATTAATGTAGTTCCTGCTATTACAGCAGATAGAACACTTACACTACCAAGTCCTGCTGCAGGTGTTTACTTTAAATTTATTTATGGTGGTGCAGCAGAAGAAACAGAAAACCTTATAATTGATACAGGTTCAGATACTAATTTCTTCATTGGTGGAATCATTCACTTAGATTCTAATGCAGATAATGTTTCTGTTTACGCTGATGGTGACTCAAACTCTATTCTTACTCTAACTGACTTTGGTTTATTTGAAATCAATATTTTAGGTAAAGATTCAACTAACTGGTACATCTGGGGTAATCAAGAAGGTGCAGATGCTCCAGCATTTACTGACCAATCATAAGGAGT